TATGTTGTCGCGCAGCTTTGCCTCTTGTACCGGCGTCAGCGGTTTTGGTCCTGCTTCAATCAGTGCTTCGCGCTGCGCGCGCGCCCTAGCTTTTTCTTTGGTGTATACCTCAGCAGCGCTTTCGCGTCCAGCTACAGCTTCTTGACGAACGCGTGCGATAGGTACTTGCGCCGATGCGGGATACGGCGACACGGTTGTATCGCGCCCTTGAAAAGAGTCGCCTACTTTGTACTGCGCCATTGTCTGTTCCATCGGCGGCGCGCCGCGCAGACCAGCAGTCTGGGACTGCATTGGTTGTGCGCGCATATCGGCAAACTGCGACTGCGGTCTTTGCACCGGATTAGACGCCATCGGCTGCTGCTGGCCCATTCCGCTGGCTGCCAGCGACGGGGCGTCGGCCTGCAAGGTAATCTGGTTGCTGCGAACAATATCCATAATCGCCTGCTTTGCTTGCGGCGGTGCCATTGCTATGATGTGGTCAAGGTCGATCTGCGCCATGACGCCTGTGTTAACCGCAGAATCAAGTATGCCGGAAACCATATTTGGCGGCATCTGCCCTGCGTTTGATGCGCGCATGTTGCCGCCAGTAAAGGACGCAGGAGTGATAGGTAGGCCCTGCTCAGTTTGTATGCGCCGTATATCTTCTTTTTGGAAGTCCGTAAGCGGGACATCTTCGTCGCGTACGAACCGGCTCGTATTAGGTATAGCCGCGCCGGACTGCGGCGGCGGGCGTTGCGTTTGATTTAAGTCCCGTATATCCGTTACAACACCCGGCGTAATTGTAAATGGCTCATTACCTCCTATATCCGCAACCATAGGCTTTCCAGTTTTATCATACTCTATGCTTGCGGTGCGCTGCGAAGTATTTTTAGCTATGTAATCGTCTGCTGTCGTGAGTAGGGACATTAGTATATCAGCGTTAAAGTTAGGTGCAACTTTTCGGAATATATCCGCAGATTGCGGGTTTACTTGCGCTATCATACCCAATAAGTCTTGATACGCTTCTTCCTGGGCGGCAGCGTTACGGCCCATTAAAACCGTTAGCCCGATATTGCGAAGGCGCGTCATATCCTTGAGTTGGCTATCCAAATCTTTTCCACGTATATCAGCCGTCTGCGTTTCTATATCCCGCTCTTCCCTTGCCGCGGCAAAACCCATCGCTTGCGATGCTTGCGCCGCTTGACGTTCAGCCGCTTTTTGCTGCGACATCATGTTCATCATTTGCCCCATCTGCGCGGTCGCGCGCGCCGGATCGGGAAGCTGTGGGTTACGCGCCTGAAGGGCTATCATCTGGTTTGCCATAAGTTATCCGTCGTATGAAAGTGGTTTTTTTCCGCCGAGGCTTCCGCCCGGCACTCGGTCATAGTGCCCTATCATGGCTTTTTGCATTGGATAGTTTGCTGCCATCCCCGCTACCTGACCCAACGCCGTGTTAAACGCGTTAGCTTGACCGACATACCCCGACGCACGGGCTTGCGCTGCGTTGGTAAAGCCCTGCGCCTGCGCGTTGCCGACATTGTACGCGGCAGTCGAACCAGCGTTTGCCACGTTCATGGCCCCCTGCTGCGTTGCCTGCGCGACGTTGTACGCGTTCTGCGCGGTGTTCTGGCCTTGGGCCAGCGCAAGGTTAGACTGCGCGCCATAAAAGTCCGCAATGTTTGCCGCGCCTGTCTGCCCGCGCCCTAAAGCGTTTGCGGCTGACGCTTGCCCAAGACCCAAAGCATTTTGAGCAGTTGTCTGCCCGCGCCCTAAAGCGTTTGCGGCTGACGCTTGCCCAAGACCCAAAGCATTTTGAGCAGTTGTCTGTCCTCTACCCAAAGCATTTTGAGCAGTTGCCTGTCCTCTACCCAAAGCATTTTGAGCAGTTGTCTGACCAAAACCTAAAGCATTTTGAGCAGTTGCCTGTCCTCTACCCAAAGCATTTTGAGCAGTTGTCTGACCAAAACCTAAGTTGTTCGCCGCGCTCTGCGAACCGTACTGCCCTGCCGATCCAGTCATTACGTTTGATGCTGATTGGCCTGCGCCGCTCAAAGAACCCAACGTGTTAAGGCGCGCGCCGCGTTCTGTCTGGTAGCGGTTAAATGCGTTGCCATACTCTTGGCTGGCTAAGTCTTGACCGAACCGCTGGATGCCTTTCATGGCGCTGCCAGACATAAGCCCGCCGCGCGCGGAGGCACTGCGCTCAAGCGCCTTCATGCCTTCCGATTGACGGAAAGCGTAGCCGGGGTCTTGCTGAAACTGGTCTGTACCAAAAGCCTTAGCGTACTGGCCGTAATCGGCAGCGTTCTGATCGCCGCCGATACCCATAAGCTGCATAATCTGGTTTTGGGCAGTTAGCCCTGCTTCCCTATACGGCTGCTGAAAACCTAGCTGCTGCTGATAAGATTGGTCATACGCGCCCTGCGCGCCTTGGAAACCTTGTAGTGCAGCCGCTTGCGACTGGCCATACGCTTGATCGTATGCGCCCTGCGCGTCTTGGAAACCTTGTAGTGCAGCCGCTTGCGACTGGCCATACGCTTGATCTGCCGCAGTTTGAGCGTTAGTAAAGCCTTGATCCACTGCCGTTTGAGCGTTACCAAATGATCGGTCGTATGCGCTCTGCGCCCCGCCAAACGCTTGGTCGTAAGTGCCGCGCGTTTCTTCAAAGCCTGCACGCGAAAAATCTTGCGCGGCCTTATTTGCTGCGTCCTGCGCGGTCTGCGCTATCCCTGCTGCTTCTTTTGCCGCCACAATAGCTTCGGCTGATCCGGTCTTTTGCGCCTCTAACGCCAGCGCCGCTGCACGCTCTTGTGCTGCTGCGGCATCTGTAGCCGCCTTTGATTGCACTCTAGAGGCTTTTTTAGCGCCTTTAGAGGCAATTACGCCGCCGCCAATTGCTGCTGTGGCTGTTATAGCTGCTGCTGCTGCCAAACCCATTTTACGCTTCCTTCAGTTGTAAACGGTAGACTTGACCGTGGTCTTGCGCGCCTAGGCGCTTGTATAGCATGGAAATGCGCGGGCCGGAACCCCTTTTACCCGCCTCAAAAAACACCTCATCTACACCTTTACTTTTTAATTCTTTAACCGCTTCGCGCTGTAGTTTTAAGCCTAAGCCGGGGAATTCTGGCGACGCAAAAAAGGTGGTGTGCGTAGCCGACAAAAGGTCTGGCGACACTAAAGACGGCGATATTAACGTCATCAGATAGCCAAACATCCGGCCATTACAGCGGGCGGTCATTATCTGCATCGCGCCGATGCCGTCCAACGCCCGCATCAGAGGCAGGTTTTTGTTTTGCCAGTTGCCTGGTGTTTCGCCAACGGCGACAAGATGCTCGTCAAACAAACTGTCCGCGTCCTGCACCCACTTATCAAAACTTTCAGTCTGAAAAGTAATGCCTTCCGGTGCTTCGTTTAATTCCGGTGCCATCGCAGCTATCGTTTCATGCTTGGCAATAGACGCCAGCTTTTCCATAGCAGGCGCGTACGCGCCGTAGTGGCGCATCATGGCCAACATATTAATCTGTACGTTATCGTGCGCCAGTTGCGACCAGTGTGCGTAATCATGCGGCTGTTGCAGACAATGCTCAAATACGCGGGCGCAAGTGCTTTCGTCATTTAGGCTGTCAAACGATACTGACAAGACGTTAGGCAGCCGTGCCTCAATCTGGTCTAGGCTGCGGTCCAGCTTTAGCAGTATCGCGTCCAGCATACCGCGGTCAAATTGTGTGCCGTGTATGTTCATCAGGCTTTCGGCCACTTCGTCGCGCGGACGGCGCACAACCAGAACGCGAGTGTTAGGCGCAAAGCAATCCAGCAGCCGCCACCAAGGTGCCGCCGCGGTTTCAGCAGTGCCGATATGCGGTTGCGAAAACCATGCGTGTACATCGTCCAAGTTACGCATGTGGCGTAACTCGTCATGGCCGCACATCCAATCACCGTAAGTTAGAAAGCGGGCCAGCCAAGCTGACCGCGATCTTGGTAACGAGAATACGACGAAAGGCGGCATTAACTAATCTCGCGGCCAGAAGCGCGTAAGTTGACGGCGGCTGCTGCCGACGCAAGTGTGGAAACAAACCCGCTGGGCGGCAGCGTGTGGCCCACAATCTCAGGAAAGGTGTACGTCTCACCGGGCTGCAACGTCCGCGTCTTAACGATTAGGTTGCTGTTTCCGGCATCCTCGCCAACGGACGCCAAGTTGACGCTTACGTTAACCATACCGCTGCTGAAGTTGGTAGCGGTAAACTTGTCAATGATGGTTGTGACGTTGGCCGCAACGTACTGCGTTGTCTGCGCGTTTTCCAGATTTTTGGCGGGGATGATGTTTTTTGCGATAATTGGCATGAGCCTATCCTATCAGGTTACGTTGCCAGTGACATAGAATATTTCAGTACCAACGCACTGCACTGACGCTACGCCATATGCTGCGATGGTGCGGCTGCCTGTAGTAGCCGTGCCGCCAAGCCGTAACGTCGTGCCAGCGCCCTGCGTCAGCGTAATTGGCGCTGCGCTGCTGTTGATGACAAAGAACCGATTGCCGGCCACAAAGACACCGGACGGGACCGTAGTGGTCGCGGGCACATATAGGTGCTTTCCGTTATCCGCAGCCGTGGCTGTCGTGTTAAAGCTTTGCGGGACGCTGCGGAAACCAATAGTGTAGCCAACGCCGTTAGCGTCGTTGATTGTAGACGTTGACGCCAGACCCGTAATGGTTTTGTTGGTCAGTGTCTGCGTCGCAGCCAAATAGACGCCGTTTGTGACTGACCCTGCGTTGCCTGATACGTCGCCAATGACGTTGACGGTAAGCGTTATTCCTGTAATCGTACCGCCGGTTATAGCAACATTATTAGAGTTTTGGCCGGCAAGCGTACCGTAAGTCGCAATGTTGTCCACGGACCATTGCAGTACATCGGAAACACTTTCCAAAACCACTTTGTAGCTGGTAGCCGTAGAAAACCACATGTTACACTCGCCGCGCGAATCCAGAATGATTGGATTGGTATTGGCTGTCGCCTCCGACGCATCGGTAAAAGTCGCCAATGGCGTACTTGTGCCTGCCGCGTAAGTATAAACTTTGCCGCCAACCAACGGGTTGCCGTTAGCATCAAAAAATTGCGCTTTAGGTTGTGGAGCAAGAACAGACATGATCAAACCTCATTTAATGTTGTTAGTGACCGTCAAGATGACGGACGGAACTGCGGGTACGGGCGCGCTAGCCGCGGTCGATTGTATATTACACCCAGTATTATTTGTGGACCAGATTAACTCAAAATAATCATTTGCATTTAAGTCTACCACAAAATTCCACGCAGCGACAACTGCTGAACTGCTTCCGGCCAACGTTACGATTGCCGCGGATTGTACTACGTCAACCCCGTTTATCCTGCACCAAATATAAACGTCCCCGGCGCCAGCCGACGTTTTAAGAAGTCGCGCCGAAAATTGAAAGTTGTATACTCCTACACGGTCTACATACGCCCGCGACGTAGATGTACCGATGTAGACGCCGTTAGATAAAGATGTCGAATTAAAGCTGATTGGGTACGCGGTATTGATCGCGCCTGCGTTTTGGGTAGTCGTATCATAAAACGCGCCGTAACGGTTGTCTTCGACTTGCGGCATATACGCAGGGGCCAAATCCTGCCCCATAGACGAACTAGCAGCCGAGTTAGCTACGCCGCCGCCCGTTATAGTAAATATGTTGAACAAAAACCGATACCACTCGCGCGTCACTGTGCCGTCTTCCACGTCCGTAATCGGCACACGGGATGCAGGGATGCGGGTAAGTGGGGCTTCAGCCATTTGTTCCGCTCAAGATTAATTCAGCGCCGGTAAGATAAATACGAACCGGATCACTGCCAGACACTTCGTACACGCGGTCGCGCAGCTTTAGCGTCATGCCAAGCCGACGCCAAATGACGCGGGTGCCGGTAGCGCCGATCTTACCCATAGTCGTCCAATGTTCGTTAGACCAAGTATGCCCACCGTCGTCCGACCAACGAAGCATAGCCTGCGGGTCTGCGCCGATACCGCTTGATATACCAACGCCAGTTTCGCAATCAAGCTGCAAAGAATGCTGGGCTGTGCGGCGAAGATTATTTTGTCCTGTCGGCAGCGCGCGCCACGACCGCAGCCATCGCTGCGCTACATCGTTATCTGCAAAAACAGTAGGCTCAAGCGTATATATGTCGCCGCTAACGTAATCTCCAACAATAATATTACCTTGAAAATTACATTGACAGTTGCTGCGGTGGCGAGAAAATACGCCGCTGACGCCGGAAACAGTCACAGGTAATACATTGTAAAACGCGTCGGGATTAAACGCGTCGCGGTTAAATCCACCCTTAGATGGAGCAGTTGCTTGATACGACGACCGCTGATGCCACGCGCCAGTTGCCGCGTCGAACACCCACGTTTCGTCGGCGGAAGGGAACGAAAGAACGTAGAACGCATGGCCGTCCTGCTGATAGGTGTAGCCTACCGCGTCAGTCATATTCAGGTAGTTTTGTATGCGCCACTCAATCGCGTGCGTAGAAACGCGCTGGGCGTTATAACCCGCAGCGCGATAGACGACGCCCTGCCCCCGCGCATCAGCGCCAAGCCAGAACACGGTGTTGTCCATTTTGGCGATGGAATGTGGGGCCGCGCAACCGATTTCGTTGAACGCGCCTTGAATTGGCGACAACGGAAAATCTAAGTTGCCAGAGTTGTACCACACTTCAGTAGAGTCCGTGCCAAACACCCAACATTCGCGGTGGTCTACCAATATTCCGACAATGCCGTCGGGGCTACCTTCGGCGCTGGCAAACTCTAATGGGTCGATCTGGAACCCGTCGTAAAGCTGCGTCACCCAAAGTTTTTGGCTGTCTGGCTCGTTAAACACGAAATAGCCGTCCAAGTACCCAACGGTAACTGCGCCCGGGAAGTCAGGGTCGGTGATCTGCGCGAAGGTGTTGTTTGACTCATCGTAAATAAACGCGTCTGGATTGCATGCGAAAAAAATCTGCGTGCCGTTGTCCGCAATGGATACAGGGCCAGTGCCGGTTACGTCGCCCAGCTTTAACGGCGTTCCGTTAAGACTTGACATTTTGTATACTTCAAAGCCTGAAACAACATAATAATCGTCGCCGCGTGTCTGGTGCGCCCATAACCCACGGATCGGGCCTAAACCTATAGATTGCTGAAACTGTAGGCCGGGGCAACGCTGAAGAAACGCAGGCTCCATGCCGCCTTCAGGCACCACTTCGGGAAACAAGTTTACCATGCGCGCGGCGGCGGCGTTTACTGAACGAGCCACATACGCGCTGCCGAGTATCGGCGACTTCATTAAAAATTGCCCGCAAAAATATTGTATCGATGGCGTGTGGCTACAAGGCTGTATGGCATCGACATAATGTCGTCAGGGTTGTTGATGCGCTTTAGGTTACGCTTAGACGTCATCGCTATGCGCTGGACTTGTGGTGCAGGCTCTACGCCAAACTCAGGTGCTAGTTCGCACGCTAGGTTATAGCGGAATGCACGCAGATAGCCGGGCGGAAACGAAATTACGGTGGCGAGGAGCGCCGGTTGCGTCAGCTCCTCAACGGAAATAAAATGCCATTCTAGTTCGCGTGTGGGGCGCGGGTACACTGTCATTTCAATGTCTGGGTAGGTCATGTTGGTAAACATGACTTGCGGGTATGTAGATGTAACGGTTTTAACGGCAAGGCCGTCGTACTGCTGTTGGTTAATAAATTTGACGCCGTAACTGACGCCCGTACCCGGATCGCGGTAATAGGTCGCGTCATCCAGCAGTATAGGGCGGTTGCCAACAAAGTCACCCGTTGGGCCAAGCGTGCGGGATATTTGGCCGACAGGCCACAAGAAAACCTGATCCTGCGTAGCAAACACTGATAGCCGCTCTATGTTCCAGCTTTCGATCATCTGGTTCATGGCGCTAAGTGCGTCTTGCGACGTTTCTGCGGAAGGTACTTCGCCTTCAGCTAACGCCCCTATGAGCCGCAATGATCCGTTAATAATGTCGCCTGCGCTGGTCATAGGGTACTCTTCCTAGTTTAAAGGATACCCCAGCCCGAAGGCTGGGGTAGCAGTTATTAACCAGCGATACGGTACAAGTTGTACGTTGCCTCGCCTGTTTTGACAGCGCGGAACAATACGCTGAGTGATGCAACGCCTGCACCTGATCCGACCAGCGTCCAGCCAGTACCTACGGTAAGCGTAGGAACGCCGGTGCTGGTTGCGACCAACGAAAACTCAAACGATGAGTTTACTTTTGCGCTGCTGACATCGGCATTAACTAGCGAAACTGTTGGCAACGCAAGGCTAGCCGGGCTGCCTGAAGTGTAAACAATAATACCGCCTGACAAGGCGGCAGACGTCAGTGTTGCAGCCGTAGTAAGCGCGACGGGGATTCCAGTAGTACCAAGGGTAACTTGGGTAAGGTTACCATCACCAAGCTGGTATCCACCAGCACCATTAGCTAAAGTAGGCATATTAAAATTCCTTTAAAATATGTGGCCCTCGGCGAACCGAGGGCCGTGTTAGATTAACCCCACATCCGAACGGCCATCTGTGGACGAATGGTGCTGTAACCGTACAGAACGTCAATACGGCAAGGCATACGGTCGTTGTTGATGTCGTACTGACGAACAACGCGCAAGCTGATGCCGTTATGCACCTGACGCGAAGCCATATCTACGCCCTGTGGGAGCAGAAGGTCGGCGGTTGCGAAGGTGATGGCGTCCTTGTGGTATACAAGGTTCTGAGCATACTGAGTGGATGCAGTACCGACGAACACGATTGCTTTGCTGTTGGCAGGCAATACGTTGACAGTAGCAAGCGCATGTGCTGCCGAATAGAGCGGAACAACAGTGATGTTGCCAGCGCCAGCGCCGCTAAGTGTAACGTCAGCAGCCGCAACGAACTGGAACAACGAGCCAGTGCTTTCACGGGTCTGTGGGTTAACTGAGAAGCAATCCGCAACGGTAAATACGTCACCAATCTTGACAGTAGCCGAAGCGCCTGCGCCAGTGATGGCAATAGTGGTTGCGCCTTCAACAGTGATTGCTGCCGAAGTTGTGCCGCCAGTTGCTGTACGCGAACCAGTGGTGAACTGCTTAATGGACTGCGACATATTGATTTCGTCGTAGCCAAGTACGCCAGTACCCATCATGCCGTTCTTGAACTGCTTGCTGATTGTGTCAGTTGGGTTGAAAAGACCCTTCAAGCCTTCGACCAAACCAGCGTTAGCGGCTGGGTTGACAGTGGCATAGCGTGGCGACATCACCGCAGCGTTTTCGTTCAGCTTCTGCTGTGCAGCAAGAAGGACTGCGGAAGTACCTGGGGTAGTGCCGGGCGTACCAACAGTGTTACCAATGGACAAGAACGAGTTGGCAACATCTGCGTCGATGCTGGCCGCAAGCTGCGAAAGACGCGGCTTGAGAACGCGGTCAGCAAAGTCGTCAAGCTGCATGGTCAATTCAGCAGATGTGAAGTTGACGCCAATGTGCTTCTGGGTGGAAACAGCAAGAGTTGTGAACTGCTCGTTGTCATCCTGAACCTGAAGCGCAGCGCCATCTGTGACGAGTGCGCGGTCAGGCAAACGGATACGCAGAGTCGAACCGATCTTTGCGCCTTCAACAGCAAAGCTGTCGTCGTACTGACGGTTTACGTTACGGGTAAGAACCAAGTTATTTTCGAGAATCTCAAGCGCCTTGCGCGTGATCATGTCGATTGTTAAAATCGAGTTAGCCATAAAAAATACCTTAAATTAACGGTTGCGTTGTGCCTCGTACTTCTTGATCTGTCTCATCCGTTCTGCCTCAATCCATTCCGACGTACTCATGGACTTTACTGACCTTGCGTCCGTCGTATCAAATGTTGGCGCACCAGCGGTGCGGGCTGTGACAGGGGCAATCGGTGCGGGGGCGTTGGATGTCTTCTTGAATGTAGGCTCGGCTGAAAGCCTCGCCTCAATCATACCAATTTCCCTAGCTTGCAAAATGGGGTCCATACGCGAAATACGCTGGGCATCCTTTGGATTGACCCCTAAGTGATAAAGCACATCAGGACCAATATCGGACGCTTGTATTGCCATCGCCATCGCGTCAGTGACTGAAAGGTTTGGGTTATAGGCGACTTGTTCAAAGTCGTCATATTTGTCCCGCACCGTTTCTTCACGGTCGTGATAAGACTCTAGCATTTCGCGTTGCTGGCGCGCCCTATCACGGCGATCCAGCAGTTCTTCGGCTTTACGTTCGGCCAAAACCTCTGCGTAATCCTCATAAGTCTCAAATTGCTCAGGAGCTATGTCGTAGATCGGCTGCTGCCGTGCTTGGACTTCCTCTGCTCTTTGAGCCTGTTCGCGTTCCCATTTGCGTTGCTCTCTTGCGAGTCGCTTACCGACAATGGCGTCTAAGTCTTCTTGTGAAAAAGTCTTAGCGGCTTCCTGTTCAGTAGACTGCTCTTCCGGCGTCGTGTTTTCTACAGGCTCGATTGCTGCCGTGGCTTCGAGTTCTGGCGCGGAGGCATCCGCTTCGTTAAAGACTGTATCGTCCATGTTTAACCCTTAAAGAGTTCCTGATGATCCGCATCAGTACGGTTAAACGCCAAGCTACAGTAAATTTTGTCTCTTGACAATATGGTATAGGCAACTGGCCGCAAAATGGATTACGCGGTGTAGTCACCCGAAGATGTAAACTTAATAATAGGGTTATGATCCTTGCGAACGGGCGCGCCAAAACTCATCGGATGTTAATCGGCTTTGCGTACACAGTGCCGCCGGTGCTGATCTGGATCGCGCTGACGCGCCATACGCCGCCGCTACCTCCCGCATCGCCGGATTGGGGTATGTAAATATGCATTGGCGTGTTGGCGGGGAGCGGTGTGTCAGCCGTTGTAGCTGTGGCGCTGTCACCAACGCGGATGTAAGCAGCCGACGTACACCAGACCAACACACCTTGCGGCCCTGCGTTCCAACCAGTTACAGAACCCGCGGTGCCAGTATAAGATACGCTTTGGGTAGCAAAAGCGGGGTCATTAAGAGGGCGTAGAATTTCCATATGTCGCGTCCTTATGCAAGAAATTTAAGTTTATACAGAGTGCTGTAGTATAGGCCAAAAATCTCGTCGATAATGTTTTGGATTGGGGTGCAATCCTTATCAACGACTTTATACCGCATTTCCATCAGTTCGTCCACTTGGCCCTGTAGAAACTCGACAATGTTGTTAGTTTTTTTAGCCGACATAAGTGAAATAGGCCCAATTAGGCCATATTTGCCTTGATAGGCTTCGGCAAAATCGTCCGCCAGACCAATGATGCCGATGTAAAACTTCTGCAAGGCTTTGTGCTTGGCAAACGAACGCGTGTTCAGGTGCGTGCTATGGGCCACATCACGCGCCAGAAACAATGTGCCTACAAAATCCGCGCAGTTCATTATATACCCCCTTTAGGATGCTTAACCCACGCCAGAGTTGGTGCGCCCCAAATATAACACCCGCCATCGATAGGGCAGAGCATAGGGAAAGCTAAAGCGGCCATATTATTCTCCCGTGCCTGCTAGCTGCGGCCATGTAATATTGAACGGGTTTGCTTGGCTGGTAATGTCGCGCAGTGCTTGACGGTAGGTTGCCCAAACTTCCGCATCCGCTGGCGTATCGGCAACCTGTGTCCAATCGCTTGCCGATAACTTGCCGTTGCGCTCTGCGCGGACAACAGCCCACTGCACAGCCGCCGCCGCCTCTACCGCTTCTGGGTCAAGTTCCGTCACCACATAACTCTGTTTCCAGACGCCATCGACCAACAGCGCGGGGCCTTCTGCACGCGTCTGTGTGGCAGGGTCGAAATAAGGTGGCGTAACTATTTGCTTCTTGTGAACGCCGTAATGCGCCACCTGTTCATCAGTCAGCCGTATGGCGTAGCAGTAGTTGTCTGCGTCCCACTGTGTAGGCTCAAAGCCATTGATGTGACGGATGAAGGTGTCACCCTCTACTTGGACGTAATGCATTATTCCTCCTTTGCAGCGCGGCGGATGATGGCCCGTTCTACCGCTGCTTCGTATGCGGCCTTGTCCTCAATCTGAGACTCAAGTGCAGCCATAATTCCGGCCACGTTGCCCATTTGCTTGGCTGTGTCTTGGAGCCGCTCGGCCACACCCGCCGCAAACTCATTATCTGTGGCGTTTGCCAACAGATGCTCAAAGTTTTTGCGGTCAAAGTCGTAATGAAAATGCTCAACTTCGCGTGCATAAACCGCGTCAGCAAGAGTGTCGTATTTGTATTCAGGGGGTAACTGTGAGTATGACATATTTGTATTCCTTACATATTAGTTGTAAATGCCACGCCAAATCCGAGGCCAGTAGGCAGAGTAGCTGGGTCGGCGTATTTAGTGCCGAAGCCAGAGCCACTCCAAGGGTAGGCTGATACATTGGGTGATGAGTTGTGCG